AGATGCCAGAGTACTTTGACGAATTTGAAAAGATGCTCTTTCATCTTCCACTTATTGGATCTGCATTTAAAAAAGTATATTACGATGCAAATCTTAAACGTCCGGTATCTGAGTTTGTTCCTATTGATCAATTCTACGTATCTTATTATTCAAGTAACTTGTCCAAGGCCGATAGATATACTCATGTAATTTATCGTAGTCCTGTTGACCTGGCAAAAGATATTCGTTCCGGTATATATTCGGATACAGACTTACCGGATGCAACTGATCCACAACCCACGGCTTTTGCATCCAAGATGGATACAATACTAGGGTTCTCTCCAACACAGGATACAGATCCACAATATGTTCTACTTGAACAACACTGTTATCTGGAGTTAGACGAACCTAATTCAGAAGACGGAATAGCTCTTCCCTATATTGTAACGGTGGAAGAGCAGTCAAGAAAAGTTTTATGTATTCGTAGAAACTATAAATCTGACGACACGAACAAGGAAAAGATAAGTCACTTTGTCCATTATAGATTCGTACCTGGATTTGGTTTCTACGGGTTTGGCCTGATGCACTTCCTTGGTAATCTTACCATGAGTGCCACAGCAGCAATGAGAAGCCTCATTGATGCAGGTCAATTTGCAAACCTGCCGGGAGGGTTTAAGGCCAAGGGTGTTAGAATGGTTGGGGATAATGATCCAATCAGCCCCGGTGAGTTTAAAGAAGTTGAATCTACAGGTATTGATCTCGCGAAGGCTATCGTTCCTCTTCCTTATAAAGAGCCTTCCTCGACTTTGTTTCAAATGCTTGGATTTGTAACAATGGCAGGTCAGAAGTTTGCCGACAGTACAGAACAAATTGTATCGGAAGCATCTTCCTATGGTCCTGTAGGGACGACAATGGCATTACTGGAAGCATCCAGTAAATTCTTCTCTGCAATTCACAAGAGACTACACAAGTCTCAAAGAGATGAATTTAGGATCTTGGCAAGAATTGACTATGATTATCTTCCAAATGAATATCCGTATGAAGTGCCATTTGAAAATCGGAGCATACTGAAATCCGATTTCGATGGAAGAGTGGACGTGATCCCCGTCAGTGATCCAAATATTCCATCCAATGCTCACCGTCTTATGATTGCACAAATGGCCATGCAAATGGCCCAGCAATCCCCTCCCGGCTTGTTCAATATGGAAGCACTTAACAGAACAATTTTAAATGCTGCCAATATGCCGAATCTGGAAGAAATACTTCCACCCAAGATTAAGCCACAAAATCTTGATCCCGTATCAGATATTATGGCAGCAGTAAAAGGAATGCCTATTGCAGCTTTCACTGGTCAGAATCATGATGCACATATACAGATAAAGATGGCTTATCTTCAAGATCCTATAAATGGTGGTAGTCAGACAATGCAACGTATTCGTCCAATACTGGAAGCAAATATTCAGGAACACATGGTTCATAAATATCAGGAACAGATGGATGGTATAACAAAGGCTGCATTGGAAGAAACACCTACAGAGCAAACACCGGAAGTTGTAGAAGGTGCAATGATCTATGCTGCACAGCAAGTACTGAATGCAAATAAGGCTGCTGGTATAGCTAAATCTCCAGAACAACAACTTGTTGTACTGGAACAGAAAAAAGTTGAACTTGAACAGCAGAAATTACAAATAGAAGCTGCACAGAATGCAGCCGAAGCTACTCTTGATGCACAGAAACTTCAACTGGAAGAAGCAAAACTTATGAAGGAAGTTGTATCTGAAGGACATCAAGTAACATTCCGTAAGGAGAAAGCTGATCTTGATAGGGCAAGTAAGGAAACAATGAAATCTCTGGAACTTCTAACAAAGGTTTCTATGGAAGATCAGAAATTAAAAACTAATTCAGATATGAAATCTTTGGATATGATAACTAAATTAGCTATTGAAAAACAAAAAGCAGGTACAGATGATAAAAAGATCAGAGCAAGAGTTCTGGAAAAGGCTGCTGATATTGAAAAAGAAAAAGATATAAAAGCAGCCGAACTTATAAATCAAACAATACGAGAAGAAACTAAAAGGAAAGGAGACTGAAAATGCCTAAATATGGAGGAACTCACTATCCCAATGATGCAAAGGGAACAACCAACGGATATCCCACTCATGTAAAGAATGATGATCGGGGTATTACCAATGCTATGCCAGAACATGTTCCCAATAAAGATAATGGTCTTTACGGTGATTTTACCAAACGTTCCATTGATGATGGTGGAGCTGGTGCAAGAGCACGTAAAGGTGTTTTGAACGAACGTCCCGATTCAGGATGGAAATATCCCAAACCAGTTAGATCATAAGGAGAAATAGTTATGTGGACAGCCCCTATTGTGAAAGAAATTTCTGTAGGACTAGAAATTAATTGTTATGCATGTGCAGATATATGAAATTTTTAAATAATTTTGATTCTGCATCTTGGATTGCTTTTGGAGTTCTTGCTTCAGTAGTAGTGATATTGGTTATGTCCTAATGGAAATTTGGGATGAAGTAATAAAAGATTATAATGAGGAGTTAAACAGATTAAAAACTATTATATCAAATGGTACAGCAGAAAGTTATTCTCATTATCGTCAACTTGTAGGACATATTCAAGGAATTGAATGGTCAAGAGAAATTTTTACAACCATAGTTAAACGTCGAATGTATGACGAAGAGGAGTAAATGCAACAGGTACATTTAGGTAATGCCATTAAAAACGATATGTGGATTACAGAGGACGAGATCAAAGATCCGAAACCTCTACCAGAACTACCAGGATATCATATTCTGGTAAGACCAGTAAGTATAAAAGGAGTAACAAAGGGAGGAATAGTACTTCCCGATTCAACCAGAGATGATATGGCCTATCTTACCACCGTAGGAAAGGTTCTATCCATAGGAGAATTAGCTTATCAAGACGAGATAAAATTTCCCAATGGCTCTTGGTGTAGTGAAGGAGACTTCGTTTGTTATGCCAAACATGCTGGTCAGAAGATATTCTATAAATCGGTCAGACTAATACTATTATTTGATGATCAGGTTATATGTAGAGTGGAACATCCAAAAGATTTAGATCCTACATTTAATTTAACTTCTGGATCTTAGCACTTGCATATTAATATATTTTATAGTATAATAAGATACCAACGTGAAACCGTATGCCTCGTAAGCAACGAAAGGAATTGAAATGATTGATAAAGAAGAATGGACTGAAGTAGAAACTTCTGGTCCAGATAAAGAAGAAGATAAGGTAGAATTTGAAGTAGAAGAAGAATTAAAGACAGAAGCTCCTTCTGATACTGAGCCAAAAGAGAAAGTGGAAGCAAAAAAAGAAGAGCCACAGGAACTTGATGGTATAGAAACGAAGGGTGCTCAGAAAAGAATACGTCAGTTAATTAAACAGAGAAAAGATCGTGATGATCAGATCTCTCAGCTTATAAGACAAAACGAGGAATTAACTGGTAAAATTAGTACAAGAGAACAGGAATTTTCCAATATAAGTAAATTGCATCTTGATGCAAATGAGAAGCAACTTACAGATAAAATGGAACTGGCACGAGCTGCCTATCAAGCAGCACATGCAGAAGGAGATTCAGCCAAGATTTTACAAGCTCAAGAGTTTTTAAATGAGGCACAAACCGATATAAAATCTCTTAATACGGCCAAAGTTGAATTAGAGCATGCACAACCACAACAGGAAGCAGTACCACAACAGCAACAATATGCTCCACCACAGAATACAACAGATCCAAGAGCAGTTGAGTGGTCACAGAATAATGATTGGTTTGGGCAGGATAGGGTAATGACTGCTGCTGCTCTTGCTTTAGATGCCGAATTAAAAGAAGAAGGCTATAGTCCAAATGATCCAGAATTTTATAATGAAATTGACAATCGAATTAAAGAATCGTTTCCTCACAAATTCAACACTGAGGAAATTAAAGATCCGGTGCAGGAAAAACCGTCACAACCTGCTCAGGTGGTAGCTGGAGCCTCACGTTCCACTCCAAGTTCCGGTAAGGTAAAGCTGACGAAAGAAGATGTAAGGCTTGCTCAAAACTGGGGCATACCACTTGAACAATATGCTGCTGAAAAGCTAAAGGTAGAGAATGCCGATGGTGAGTACACAGCAATTAAAACGTAACGTGGAGGAGAAATTATGACACGTATTGAAGAATCACGTAATTCTAAATCAAGGGAAAACGAAACCAGAGAAGAAACAGAATACGTCTTTGAAGAGCCAAACGCGACTCATATTCCTCGTGGAGTTGAAGAAAGATTTGAACAGCAAGATATATCTCTTGGCTGGCTAAGAATCCTTCTTAATGGTCAAGATGATTACCAAGAAATTGGTAAGAAGCAATCACAAGGATGGGAATTTGTTACTCCTGAAGAAGTTCCTGAGATGGGATCAACTTCTGTCGTGAGAGAAGAAGGCCGATATGCTGGAGTTGTCAGTCGTGGAGACATTGCCTTGGGTAAGATACCTACGGTAAAGCTGGAGGCCAAAAGAAGGCATTATAGGACTAAGGCAAATGATATGTTGGAAGCCGTTAATTCTCAATTAATGAACTCATCCAACTCTAAGATGCCTATTTCCAATAATAGTAAATCGAGAACATTTAAAGGACGAACTCCTACGTTTCAGGATTAGTCTTTAACTGGAAGGAGAAATAATATGTCTAGTACAAGAGCATTACGTGGCTTCCTTCCTGCTCGAAAAAAGGGACAGAATTATAATACTGGTGGAACAACTACTTTTATTTCCCCCACGACTATAACTCGTGCTCCCAAGAAACTGTATACTGGTGACTTAATCTGTATTGAAGCTAGTGGTACTATTTCTGAATCTATTGGTGCTACCCTAAAACCTTCGGGTGTATTTATGGGCTGTAACTATGTAGATACAGATGGTAGTCAAAAGTTCTCACGGTATTGGCCGGGAGAAGCTATCACTGCTGCAACCAGCATTGAGTTCCATGTCATAACTGATCCTGATCAGACGTATTACATTCAAGGTAATGCAACCTGTAGTCATGGTGAGACTTGTAAAGTACTTAACTATGTGGCAACTGTTTCGACAGCTTCTGCTGGTAGTACCAAAACAGGTCAATCTGCATTCTTTGTAGAAACATCTGCTGCTGGTTTAGAAACCATTGTAGGTAATGTACGAGTTATTGGATATTCTAAAGATCCCGGTGAAGGTGCCGATGGTCTTGATCAATATCCAATGCTGGAAGTCTGGTTGCCCACACATCGTGATCGGTTTGCAACTACTACAGTATCAACGGCATAACTAGGAAGGAGATAAACTATGGCTATTAATAGAGCTAGTATTGCCAAAGAACTTCTTCCCGGCTTAAATGCTGTTTTCGGGCTGGAATATGGTCAGGTTAACGACGAACATAAAAATCTTTATGAAGTTGAAAATTCTGATCGGGCCTTTGAAGAAGAAGTTCTGTTTACGGGTTTCGGCTCGGCTCCTGTTAAGTCTGAGGGTGCTGCTGTTTCCTACGATGATGCACAAGAGAGTTACACTGCCCGTTACACGGCAGAGACTGTTGCTCTAGCCTTTGCAATTACAGAAGAAGCAATGGAAGACAACTTGTATGATACGTTTGCTAAGTTACGTGCCAGGGGTTTGGCTCGTGCAATGGCAAATACCAAGGAAGTCAAAGCTGCCAATCTGTTTACCAATGGCTTTACGGATACAATTGGGGATGGTGTTGCATTCTTTGCTACTACACATCCAACTATTTCCGATGGTACTCAGAGTAATACGACAACTGCCGGAACACTGGCAATTGCCACTCTTGAGACTGCAATCACGGCTGTCCAGAAGATTAAGGATGATCGTGGTATCCTCGTAGGTGCAAGTGCCACATCTTTGCACGTTCCTGTCGATCTATGGAATGTTGCTGATACCATTTTGAATACTCCCGGCAAACCCGGTGGTTCCAATAATGATATCAATGCCACTCGTCATATGGGCATGATCCCTGATGGGTTCTATGTCAATCGACGTTTCACTGGAACGGATGATTGGTTCACAAGGACCGACGTTCCTAATGGTACGAAGATGTTTGCACGTACACCTCTTCAGACGAAGATGGAGCCAGATTTCGACACCGGCAATCTCCGATTTAAGGCACGGGAGCGTTATAGCTTCGGTGTCTCCGATTGGCGAGGCTGGTTT